TATGCCCACACACCACGCTCTTACCAAGCCTTCTAGCCCCATTTAAGGCCGTTTGTCCAGGTACTTGGCTAAGAGGGAAAGCGTCACCATGAACGGCTGTCCAGCCTGGTGCCCAATCGAGCCCAAAGGGGTGGAATTTAATCTGGAGCTTGTCATATCCCATAAAACGGTCATACTGCATTTCGGGTAGGTTAAGGAAAGATGGGAGTCTTTTTTTAATTGATCGGTAGAGTCTGATTCCATGGTTACTCCCCAGTACATCTGTTACGCCCAAGTAACTTAATACTTCTTGTGTTTGTTTTCTATCGTCATTTATGTTGCCAACCATCTCATCGATAGTGCCAGCATTAAAACCGCCTAATTGTGGTAAATCAATTTCATCGCCTATGCAGATAGTTCTATGAGGTCGCCACTTAGCTAAAAAACGGCCTACTGATTTGACACTTGCTTCATTAAAAAAAGGAACTTGCAGATCTGACACAAACGCAATTTTGCGCAATTAGTCCTCGTCTTCGTAGGGGTCATGGTCTGGATTAACTGGATCAAAGTCTGGACTGGTTGGTGCTATCCAGTCTGGGAATACGTTTTTATCGCACATCCCTAGAGCTTGATCTACTGGAAATCCTGCACGTCTTAGGCTTAAATAAAACTCACGCAACGAAATAGCATAGGTATCTAACTTAGTATTAATCTGCTCATGGGTGTATTTACCCTTGCGCTTATTAACCTTTTTACGCTTGCGTGCGGTTGCCATATTGCTATTGTCGCTTATTCATGATAAGGAATAGATCATCGACACGCTGTTCTAATCTAGTTAGCTGATCTTTCATACTAGATCCACCATTAGGTCTTAGTTCGTTTAACCAGCCTTTAACGAGAAAACGTAATCCGATTAGCCCGCCTGATAGCACGGCCATAACGCCAGCGCCAAAGCCAGCCCATTCCGCTGGACTCATTTTTCATTAGTACCGATTACATCGGATTTGTCTAAAGCCCTAACTGCTGGACCAGCGAAAGCTGCAACTATTACAGCTAGTGCTGGATCTAAACCTAATTCATTACTTGCTAAAAATGTTAAGAAAGATACTAATACCCCACGTGCATAGGATTTTAGTATGGCTTTTTGTTTCTTGCTTATCTTCATATTTTGCCCCCTAGTAGTGGTATATCGAACTCTCTGCCGTCTTTGTCGCCTAATTTTGTAAAGCTGATATGGATGTGTTTTGTATGCTTGTTAAAACCCTTGTACTTACGCCACTTAAAATTAAGTATCCTGCTAGCAATCATGCCATTATGAATTACGTAAGATATACGCTTATCGGTTTTCGCACATTTTCTGATCTGGTCAGCCAGATATATTGAGATCCCTTCGGATGAATCCAGGCGAGAATCAACATCAATGGCTCTGACAACGAATCCGCTCCGTTCGTCTGGATTATGATCCGATTTGCTGGCGGAATGACGAGCATCACCAATCCACCCATCACTGGTAGTGCGGCGATCTGGATACCAGGTATCAATTTGATCTCTAAGCTGTTCGCCAGCTTTACTCAGCCAAGGCTTCAACCCAGTTACCTAACTCTTCATCCCACTTGTAAATTTTGTCATTATTTGGATGTTCTACTGGGGCAATCCAAAATGAACCATTTCTAATCCATGATGGATAAGGTTTTGGTGCAATAAAAATATCTTCTTCTGGATTATATGTATATCCAATTCCAGCATAAGTGCCTCGAATTTTAGAATTATAAGAAGTTCTTTTACAAACTTGATTTCTAAAATTACCATACCAAGCTTCGGTATCTAATCCTTCAATAGTTTCAGTTTCATCGATACCTACTATAACTTCGGTTACGATGTTATTTTCGTCTAAAAATGCGTAATGTGCCATTATGCCCAACTCACATTTCCAGTACCTGCTGTAATTGTAGTAACTTTATAAGATCCGCTAGTAGATGTTGATCCAGTTAAACCTACCCCAATAGTAATAGTATAAGAATTTGGGTATCTTAAAATTACTACACCAGACCCACCTGCTCCAGCTACATAAGTATCACTAGCAGAGCCACCACCGCCACCACCACCAGTATTTGCGCTACCACTTTGAGGAGCTGTTGTTGTAGATCCAAAACCATCACCACCGCCGCCTTTTTGACCAACAGTAGCAGTACCACCGCCTAAACCTTTTGTACCAGCAGTTTTATCGGAAGCACCACCGCCGCCGCCAGCATAATAATTTGTAGATCCAGTTATGCTTGTTGCAACTGCAATACCACCATTAGCCCCATTACTTCCTGCAACACCATTAGCACCTGCGCCACCAGCGCCGCCGCCACCACCGCCTTCGCCATTAGCACCAACAGATCCACCATCATAACCTTCATTGGATGTTCCAGTACCTTTAGTACCTAAATAAGATGCACCGCCACCTGATCCACCATTTTTACCATTAGGTGAAGAAATTCCACCACCACCGCCACCACCTGTTGTTGATACTGTTGAAAAACTAGAACTTGAACCTGTAGAACCTGCAGCATCATTTGTGCCAGCAGCGCCACCACCGCCAACTGTTACCGAATAATTTGTTGAAGCTAATAATGATAATAATGAAGGCAAAGATCCGCCGCCGCCAGTATTGTCAACAGTGCAACGCAAACCACCTGCACCACCGCCAGGTCCACCATCAGAGCCAAAAGAAAATGTTGATCCACCGCCACCGCCACCTGCAACAACTAGATAATCAACAGTTAACGCAACTGAAGGTGAACCTATATTGCCTGTTATTAAATTATTAATCATTAACCTATTGCTCCAACTACATACCAAGCATTTGCAGCTGTTTTAATACAAGATGCAGATTTGTATTGTCCTAAAGTTGGTGATGCAGGTGTACCGCCAGCACTTAATACTGTAGTCGTACCTGGTGTAACTGCGCTAATTGTGCAAGTTCCTGCACCTTTATTTAATACTGTAATAACTGTACCTACTGCAAAGTTATAAGTAGCATCGGTTGGAATATTAAATGCTATTGCCGTTGCTTTATTCATAGGTATTAGTTGTTGATATTCGTCACCGCTTGCAGCTGTATAATCTGTAGTCTTATCTGAAGCTACAGAAAATGCTGGCAAGCCGTTCCACATGGCGGCTGTTACTACATCGCCCGTTGCGCCTGGAAATGTTGGCATTTTTTCTCCTTAATAAGAAAGTACGTTTTGTCCTAAGACCCCGTAGTTTACGTTGCCTATTATAAACCCATCGATGATAGGTTCGAGTGTTGTAAAGATAGTTTTCCAACTATTCGGGGTAATAGTCATATTTACACCGAAAATTTGTAGGGTCTTTTCTAAGGTAGATCCACCAGGCTGGGTAGTAATCACAGTGATAGGGTCAAAAAAGTCTAAATCTAAGGCTGCCAATATGCCTGAATTGTAGTTAGGGGTATACAGGTCAAGTTCAATAGCATCACATCGAATAGAGGTTTCAGCCCTACTAGCAACATAAGCCTTGGCATAATCCATGGCTACAGCATCGGTCTGCATAAGTAGATTATCTAAGAAATAGCTGTGTATAAAATATTTATCGATAGATGCTTGATTTGTAGCAACTTGAGCACTACCACCTGATCTAGTAATAGTTGCCTTGTTAAATACTAAAACATCATTTAATACCCATACTGCATTGGCATAGATAATACCTGAGCCATCATCGGCGAAAACTGTAGGCGTGCCTGCTATTGATGCAACAGTTACTGATCGATCTTGGAATACAAATGAGCCGCTGGCATCAACATAAATAGCACCATATTCACTATTGGCAACTGTTTGTAATGCTGATAAAGAAGTTCTATTACTACCTGGGTCTGCTTGTAATGTAGTTAAACCAGTATCTACATCACGCATATATGTAGGCCAGTCAATTTGATCTAATATCTGATTAATTCTAGTTCCAGATAAATCACCAGCAGTAGCACCTGTAACTGTACTTATTTGGGCATTCTGCGCTAATCTGAAAGCATCTACAGCTTGTATAGTTGTATAGGCTACATCTTCTGCATCTTTAGGATATGTAGTTACATAACTTGTAATAAAGCCAGCAAATATAGGATAGGTATTAGCGCCATAGGTTGCAGTGATTTGTATTTTACGCATAGGTAATAAAACATTAAAATATGGGCTACTAGGATTTTCTGGATTAAAATCGCCATTCTGATCTACAATACGTAATGACATCGTGCCAGTTTGAAATTGATCTATCAAAGCATTACGGCCACGTCTAGTTTCTATCTTTTGTACTTTATCCGATACATCTACAATAATATCTGCGCCATCGGCTAATACGTTTGTGCCTAATATTCCTGAACCTACTGTAAATGCAGTACCAAAACTTGGGCCAGTGCTAAAATTTATTATTGCATTAACTACAGGTACGGCCATTACAAGCCACCTGCTACACCATAACTTATACCCGCTTTAGTGGCTACTTGGATACTTTCTGCAATTAATTGTGCAAATCTATCGCCAGTTTGAGCAGTGTCTATGGTTATTGCCATAGATCGTTCTTCGCCCATTCTTACTCTACCTGGATCAAATCCACCTGCAAATGCTGGTAGTGGCTCTAATACAGTACCAGCTGCGGTTGTATCAAATATATTGCTGATATTTTGTACAGATCTTTGCTCACCCATTCTAAATCTAGCGGGATCAAATGTACCTAATGCCATGGCAGCTTTAGCCGCACTTGTCGCTAAATCATCTGTGGCCTTTGTTGCGTTCATTTCGGCTAATATCTTTTTGGCTAAAGCCTCATTATTATCAAGTATTGCTATTTGTCCGTTAATGCGTAACTTGGTTTCTTCATCCTGTGCTTCATTAAGCGCCTTAGTTAGACCAATACGCTCTACATCAAACTTGTCTTTAAGTTGGTCTATAGCAGTCTTAGCTTTTAATGTAACTACTTCTTGCTTCTTTAACTTTAATAAATCCTGAGATGCTTTGATCTCTTGCCTTCTTTGTGCAGCTAGTATACGGCCCGCAGTTCTTTCTTGTCCACCACGATCTACTGGATCTCGGCCAGTCGATCTTAAAGCTTCCGCAGCACGTAAGGCTGGGCCTATGTATGGTAGGTTTCTTAAAATTGAACCATCTACACCAGGTATATTACCTATTGCCTTTAATTTACCAATTACTCTACCTAGACCCACAATTACTTCGCTTGTAGCTGTGGCAAAGTCTTCCATGTTATTGCTTAGGCCTTCAATACTCTTATCATCACCTAATTCTGTTAATGCATCTAACAAACCTTTGCCGATAATTTCTTCCGCATTAGCTACAGATGCAGCAAATAAACTCATCTTGCCAGCATAAGTATCTAATCTAGCCAGCGCTTGGCCTGAAAACTTTTTATTAAGTTCGGCCATAATATCGTCCATGTTGCCAGCCTTTAATAAAGTTTTATCTAGGCCAGCACCTAACCTGCTTAATCCTGTGGTATTGCCAGCGTAGGCTCTAGATAGCGCCGTTGTTACCTGGCTTAAAGATTTGCCTGTGGCAGCTGATACATCCATAGCCGTATTTAATGCATTTTGACTAGTGGTGATAGATCCTGTAACAGTTAGTAATTGTTGAAAGGCTGGACGTAATTCATCATCTAGTACGCCTGTAGTTTTTTGTAAATTAGCAATATAAAGCTCTACGGCTGGTGAACTAAATGCAAAGCCTGTATTTTTTAATTGAATCTCTAAAGATTTGGCGGCTGCCTCATCGGCTGCAAATGCTTTTACTGCTTCTTTACCAAACCTAATTATTGCTCTAGTTGAAAATGCTGCGGCCAGTGTGCCACCTAATTTTTTAACTTGCTTATCAAATACGCTTACATCTTGTTTAGCCTTTTTAAGCGCCTTGCCATTCCAGGTTGCCGAGGCTGCTACAAATATATTGGCCACTATGCCACCTTCTTAATTTCAGTTTTACGGGTAAATTCTACAGCTGTTTTATCTATGGCTTTTAATATGGCATCGTATACTTTTATATTATCCTGTGCCCAAGCCTTATAGATTAAACGGCCTTGCATCTTTCGACCTGTTGCCCCACGTGCGCCTGGCACTCGCTTAGGCTTTGTTACTGGCTCTAAAGCACCTATAAATTGCTGGCTAGCAAATGGGTTATTTGAATCATAAAAATCTAGCGCTTGGCTCTTAGCAGACTTTCTAACGTAAGTGCCGCTACCTTCGTGCTTAAATGTAAATGGCGCTCTACCCTGTGGGTTTAATCGGCCTGCAGTTTCGTAAATAGATCCAGCCCTACTTACGTTGTAAACATATTGGCTTACTTGCCAGCCATTTTTTGTGGCCACATTTTTACCTGGGTTATATCCAATACCAGCTTTAACTATACTGCCATCATACTTTGGAAATGGTCGTTCGATAGTAGAAGATAATGGCTTAGACCACCCAGATAATACTTGACTATTAGATGGCACAAAGCCTTTAGCTTTTTCTGCCACTGCTCGCATTAATGGATCAATAGCCTTGCTAATTTTTGCCCTTAAATCTTCATCGATAAAACTGAGCCCATTAAGAACGTCTTTAACGCCTACGACCTCTGCTGGCATTCTTAACCCTTTCGGCTCTATCGGTTATCACTTGAATAATAGCCCGATACATCTCCGAGTCCATATCGATAAACTCGCTAGGCGGTATCCCAGTTTCTACGGACAATGCTGCTATTCCATAGACTATAGAATCCCGCTTTATTATTTTTTTTCTTCGTCTAATACCTCGACAGTTTCTAGGCTGTCTATAAACTCAACTCCAAACACAGGTACTTGTGCGCCAGACTTGCGCAAGCACTCCCAAGCTAACCAAAAAATATGGGTTTGCTGTTCATGCTCACGCAAGATCTTGCTAATGCCTGCGCCCCACTTCAACTCAAAGCTATATTCAATTCCTGGTGTTATCTTGTGTTCTGTGACTTCACCATTAGCCCTAGTAATTTTAAGCTTTGCCATTGTTACTCCTTAATTAGAACGCCACTGATGGCGATACTGTGATTCCAGAGTTTACAGTAAATGTAACGCTAGATGTAGCAATTTCGGCTACGCCAGCTGATCCAATTGGTGTTAGGTTATTTACTAAGATTGAGAACTGGTAAGTAGGGTTAGCAGCTGAAACTGTAGTGCCCTTAACTGTAATTACTGATACAGCTAGAGTTTTGCCAAATGCCTCATTAAGAGTCTGGCTTACCTCAGATGTTGCCCAGTCGTTCATAAAGTCGATTGTAAATGTGCCTGATTGTAGACCTGCTACGTAGCGGTGAGCAGTGTCACCCATCGCAGTAATCTCTAGCTCATCTACGATTTGGTTGATAACAGCGCTAGATACTAGGTCGCTAATATCAATAGATGGTGTAGTAGGCGCAGCGTTGGTCGCTAGCTTGATGCCTA